ATCGTTTAGATATTTCCAGTCAGTTTTGTAGAAGTCATAAGAACCTCTTCTAAAACCAGAGAAACCAAAGTTAAGAGCCATTTCCGCTTCGTTATCAAAAAGACCATAAGAAGCTGCACTCGTGTTATTGTAACCACCACCAGATTGAGCAGCTATCATATCATCAAAGTCAAGAGCAGTAGCTCTATCTAAGAATAACATATTTTCTTCAATAGCTCCTTGTAAATCTAATTGTTGTAGTATTTGATCGAAATCACCTAAAGCACCAGCACCTGGGTTAGCAGCACCTGCAAAACCAGCATATACGTTACCTCTTTCTTCAAGAGCAGCAAACATACCTTGAGTACCTCTACCAGCGCTTGCGTTAGCACCAGTTAATGAATCAACACCAGATCCAGTAGCAGCAAGCTCACCTTCAACCATTGCCATTTCTAAGTAATCTTCGTATCTAAGTCTAGTCTCAGACTCGGCTTTCATATACCATAAGAATCCAGATGTTCCGTCTTCTGTAGCAACTTCAACCCAACCAATTTGAGCAGTATCAGAACCATTTACTAAATACTTGTCTTTAATAATAATTGGCTTATTACTAAATTGAGTAAAGTTTGGTGTAACAGATCCTTCCATTCCTTCTGTTCCTTTTGCAAAGTCAGAACCGTAAATAAACATTTTTAAGTTTACTGAGTTCAACGCTGCGAAGTTAGGAGCAGTATAACAAGCACCTTCAAAAGTAACCTGTGCAGGATTTCCTGGGTTAGGTACAGATGGTTGTATAACCATTCCTTTTAATGTTAATCCAGAAGCTGGATCAAAAACAACAAAAGTTTGATTTTGTCTAACTACTACCTGGTTACCAGCTGGTAAGTTTACTGTGAATGTTGCAGATCCTGCAGCATCAGTTTTACTTACGTTTTCGTATCCAATGTGTAATCTATTTTGTTCAGACCAAATTACTTGATCAGATGTCATTGGCATCTCAGCGCCAACCATTCTTAAAAATCCAGATAACGTTCTGTTACCGAATCTTTCTACTTCTTGTTCGTACAGTTCAGGTAGATATTGTTGAGCAAAGTCAGCAAAATCTCCAGCTGATGAAGGATCTGTCCATTGTAGATAGTTAGTAGATAATACTGACTGATCTTGAGTTGGAGTTAATCCTGCGTTTTGTACTATAAAATTCCCTAAAGGCATAATTTTTAGTTTTTACGTTTTATTTTTAGTTTTGAACTATCTACACCACTAATCGCTCTTACTTTTAAACCATTTAAATATATATCTTCAGGAGCACTTTTACGCACCTCATTATTTATATTTTTTGATTTAGCAACAACATCTTTAACAGCATCGGCCTTGCCTTGCTCATAAAAATGATGTGCAATTGTATCAGCGTTTCTAGCAGCATACATAGCTTTGTGATAGCCTTTTATATCAACAACTTCTCCTTTATCGTTTAAGAACTTCTTAACTACATTTGAAATGTCAGATTGAGCATTAGCAACATCACTTGGGTTATTAACTCCATATCTAAATTTTTTTTCTCCTACAGTGAAATCAAAACCTTTGAACTCTTCAGAGAAAAGATTATTAGTATCAGCTTTAAACTTGTTGTGTTTTTGCTCTGCTATCTCTTTATCTTTTTTGAATTTGCTAAAGAACTCATTAGCTTCTGTCATTTGATTATTAACCGTAGGTCTCAACTTGATTTCTTCGTAATAATCTTTTTTCAGTTTTTCTAAAAAATTTCTTGCTTTAGCAACTTCTTCTTTTTTAGCGAGTCTTTTTTTACGGACGGCTCGCTCCTCGTCGTAATCTTCATCCACTTTAAATTGTTCTTCCATAAGAAAGTTAATTTCTTCTAAATCTAAATGTGGTTTAGTATTTTTATAATATTCTTGTAATAATACGTCTTCGCTTACATTAGTATAATCAGCATTTAAACGTACATAGTCATTTATATTCCCACCTGTATCTTGCATAAACTTTACTAGTTTTTCTACATTTTCTGGTAAGTTTAATTCTGATTGAGTTACAATAGGATCTTTTTTAGTTTCCTCTTCTGTTACTTCTGATATTACAGAATTTTCTATTTTTTCACTCTCTTGGGCAGGACTTTTTTCTTCGTGTGTTTGTCCCACTTCTTGCAATTCCACGACTTGTTCTTCCTTCTCCTCATTAGACTGTAACACAGTTTCCTCTGCTTTTGGCTCTTGAACGGCATCTTGTTCTTTTTTAAATTCTATTTTAGGAGTTTCCGTTTTATTGTTTGTTAATTTTTTTGGTCGTCCTGGTTTTTTCTTCATTTTAAACTCACCTTCTTGAGGCACGTTTTCTACTTTGTTTTCTTCCATGATATAATATTATATAATTGTTTTAGTTTATTGGAGATCCTAAATTAAAGTCTCCAATGTTTTCATTTTCGTTTACGAAATCTTTTGGAAATAAATTGTTTTTTCTTTGTTCTATCATATAACTCTGTTGAGTTCCTGCTAGTTTGGTTCTTTCGTCTTTTCTATTTTCAATTTCCTTTTCTCTATCCATCTCTTTCTTAATATCAGCTTGAGTTAATTGCATATCATAACCAAATTTTTGTTCGGCTAATTGACGTTTATGATTAAACTCAACTTCTAATCTTTGAAGATCTAATTGACTTTTTCCAGTTTCAAGCTGTAACTCTGTTTGTGCTATAGCTTCTTTCTTTTGGACTTCAGCCATAGCTGCTTGTTCTGCTGCCTGTGCACTTGCTTGAGCTTGCATTTGAACCATTCTTTCTTGCTGTTGCCTATCTTCCGCTGCCTTTTGCTTTTGTTTTAACTTCAACATTTGATTAGCAAGTCTTAAGTTTCTTATTTGCCTTATGTCTATAGCATCTGATAAAGTTATAGAACCTGATTTTAATGCTATTTGGATGTTTGTTTCTAACATACCTTTCTCTTCATCGTCTGGTTCTAGCTCTAAAAATATACCAAAATCATATAAATGTAAATCTTTAATTTCTTCTAATGTGGCTACATTGTAAAGACTTATACTGTTTACCAAAGCTTCATTAGTTAAACCAAACTCTAATGAATCAGCTATTCTTAAACAAATATTTTCACAAGTTCTAAGAGTGAGATATAAACCACCGTCTAGTATATGTCTAGTGGCAACATTAGATTGCGCTACAGCTAATTTTTGTAAACCTAAAAGTGCATCCTTATCAGGATTACTCCCATCCCTAGCTTCATTAAGTCCGGTAACATCACGTATCATTTGAAGATAATACTGATATGTTTGAATAAGGCTTTGAACTTTCGCCATACCATTGCTACTGTTTAACTCTTGTATAGGGACTTTACCTGGATTTATATCACCATCTTGCGTCATAGATCTACCTACAATACTACCAGTTTGGAAATACATGTTCAACGCTTCTTTTGGGTTGTAACTTGTTCCATTTCCTAGATCTACTTCTGCTAAACCATCAACATCTAGATAAACACCATCAGGAACTAACCTAGATAATACTTGCTGAAGTTTTAATGATGTCAATTGTATCATGTCTGCAAAAGTAATCATTCTTTCAACAAGAGATGTTATTCTACCTTTGTACAAATCCGGAGCACAAATAGTATAGTTCATATTTACTTTCGTAAGATTAGATGTAGGCCTTGTCATGTTTTCAGCTACTTTCCAATCTAACATAATAGGATGTCCTAGTATTTTAGCACCATGATATAAAACCTCTATTGATCTACTAACTCTTTCAAAACCATCATTAGGTGGTGGCATAAAAGTATCAGGTTTTTCTAAAGCTTTTTCTAATCCTTGATCTGTTTTCTTTATTTTAAAAACTTGATCACCATACGTTTTATATTCAAAATATAATACTTGAACTGTATCATCGTCTCTATTTCCTCTATAATTTCTTCTGTAATTAGTATTTCCAGGAAACTTTTGAATCATGTCTAATTCCTCATCAGTTAAATTAGGAAACTGTTTTTTAAGTTCGGGTAAGGAAATATTTTTTACTTCACCAACGTAGTATATATCTTCAAAATTAGGATCGTCTGTATAAGAATAAACTATATTTGCTGGATCTACGTAATCAACTGTAACACCGTTAGATTTATTCCAATTAGTTTTTACACATCCTATTCCTAGTTCTACTAAATCTTTATAAAACCTTCTTTTAATTAATTCAAATTTGTTTCTATCTAATACAGTATTTATAACTTCTTCTTCTGCTATTTCAATAGATTGCTTGTAATCTAATTGTAAATGTATTTCTAATTCTTCTTCATTTTCTGGAGGTTGAGGAATATCTGGAAGATCAGTAACATCAATACCTAACTGTTGTTGAATATTTTGAATTAACGTTCTATTTTTTATATTTTTATATAGTTTAGTAGCATAGTCCGTTCTTGCTTTTTGAGAAGCAGGATCTTGAGCGTAAGCTTTTATGTCATATATTTTCTCAGACATTCCATTAACTACTATATCTACAAATTTAGGAATAATAGCAACTGGAGTCCAATCTAAATTTAAATAACTTAAGTCACCATTTATAGATAATTCATCTTTATATTTTTGAATAGATTGTTCACCTCTTGCGTATAGTCTTCTTCTGTGATATAAATTGTAATTATTAGTATATCTAGCACCACCAACTCCAGCAGCCCACCATTCTCCTTCGATTGCTCTAGCTACTTGAAGACCGTACTCTAGGGACATTTTCTCTTCTTGAGGAACTACCTGATTAGGAAATGAACTTTGTGTATTAGTATAAATCATTTATTGTATTATTTTTGAGATAAAACCATCATTATCATAAGTTTTAAAACCAAGATCAACTTTTTTATTTGATCGTTTTGATACTGGTTTATATTTGTTTTTGTTACAAGCCATAATAGCTAAACCAGAACTAATAGAAGCATCATGCTTTGTTCTATTGTTAATATCAAATTGTGACCAATCTTCTAATGTTGATTGGTGATACATGTCTCCATAGAATTCTTCTCTTTGTCCTACGTAGTTTTCAATATAGGCTTCTATAGCAGCTGCGTGAGCTTGCTTAATATCTTCACTTGAGTTTGGTATACCACCAATTTCTTTTTCAGTTGTAGATAATTTGTTCCAAACTTTATCAGGTCTATTGATAGAAAACAATCTATAACCTCTTCTTTTTAAATAATAAAGTAATCTAGGTTTATTATTCTCTGCGAGTATTGGCATGCCATAAAAAATTAAAGCCATCAAGACATCTTCAAAAAATATTTCTGCAGTATCAGGTCTAGCTATATACTCTAAGAAAAAGTGATTAGGTGGTGCATCTTCCATTGAAAACTTAGTTAATCCATGAAGTGATCCTTTAGACCCGCGACCATCGACAGTACCACTAATATCATAAGAGTCACAACCAAATGCTCCGATATGATCATTTCCAGGGTATTTAAGTCCATTTTTTAAAATAACATTATTTTGTAAATTAACGGGAGGTACCCAAGAAATATTAAACCTTCCATTTTTTTGTGGAACAAAAACAACTTTAGTATCTTTAATTCCATTGCTCCATTGAAAGTTTCCTTGAGTAACTTGTGCTTTATTATTTAACTCTTCATTATAATCTATTTGTTCATAGATTTTAGTTAGGTTAAATAAACTCTGTTTAACCTCATCTCTGAATGCATGCTTTTCAGTTCGTGGAAATTGTCTATAATATTCATTTAAACTATCACCATCATCTCTTAATCCATCAACTTCGTTTTCCCAATGCTCAATAACTCCGATTTTAATTGGGATACCATCGATTCCGATTTTTGGATTTTTTGGCGTAGGAATACAGGTAGTCCAAAAGTATCCATGAATCCTTCGTAGTTCCATTCCATAGGGATGAAAAGAGAGTAGAGGCCAGAACTTGTTTGTCCGTTTCTATTTCTTTTTGTAACGTCTGAATTGTAGTATAATTTTTTGAAGTTTGCTCCACCTTTATCTAATGCATTTGAAGTTGAGCCCATCATACACTTACCCACGATCCTACGCCCTAGTCTTAATGTAGTTTTTGTAACTCTCCAGTTATTTAATATATTATCAGGTCTTTCCCACTTGCCACTTTCATCGTGAGCTAGTATTTTAAGCTTTTCACCATCATAAGAGTTATCACCTGTGTTTTTCCAGTCTATAGTAGTGTCAAGACCTTTTAATTCTTTTAATTTTACGTTATCATCTAGTTTACGTCTAGTAAGTTTTGAAGCTGGTACTCTATATGCCAATTCGGTCTTAGGACGATCCATACCATCTTGGATCGGTTTGAAGAAAAACGGATAGTTAACGGATATCGGGACAACCTTATCTGTGAACATTTTTTTAGCATCTGCTCCAGTCTTTGAAAGGATGCCGAATCGGGCATCTGAAGATATTGTG